CCACTACCAGCCCCTGTAGTGGTAAACATTATATCGCCAGTTGGACTGGACGCATTATTGACTAGGGGTCCAGCAGATCTAAAGTCGAAATATCCATACCCACTAAGAGTCCAAGCAATCACATCTGTGGATGCATCCCACATCAAGTCTACACTCAGACCATTGCATTCATACCAGACACAGTCAATGGTCACTCCAGTACACGATGCACCTGATCCTGATTGAGTTTGTAGTGCGGAAACGTCCACCTTCTTAACAGCAGCTTCGCCACTGCCATCAGATATGTTGGTAAACTTCATAACGACAGATTTGTCGCCATCTTGCAAGGTTTGCGAAGTTACTGCATCAGCCATCTAAATCTCCTTATGGGTACGGGAGCTTTCGCTCTGCCCATAGCCGAAGATGTAGCCACCCACCCAAACGAGTGGGTGACCCTATCTTGTTAATTACGATTGATCTGTAAACGCAGGTGCGTCTGCACCTTCTGTATAACCCCAAATGATCCAATTCGTTGAATCTTTTGCTACAATATTGATCTCCATAAGACCAAAGTCCGTGAGAGTCAGAATTGAGTTGGAGCTACCATTTGCGTACACGGACACGTTGTCCGCATTAGAATCTAAATGAACAACACCACCGATGAAGTAGTTAGCATCAGCACCAGTATCAATAATCAGATTCTCTGCTTCTTCTGCCGCTCCACCGTAGATAAACTTAAAAGACACACCCTCAGCAGGACTGGGAAGTGTCAGTGTACGGTTACTCCCAATGGCTGGAACCACAACAACCCTACCACCATGAGTGGCAGCAGTTATCGAAGTATCAGCATCGGATAGGGTTACAGGTGCAACCTGCATCCCTGAACTGTCATAAGTGAAAGATGTTGTAAATGCTCCAGTCGATGAGTTTTTCGATACTACCTCAAACCCATTTTCTGATCGGACTGCACCTGAAAAAGTTGTATTAGCCATGTCGTTCTCCTGTCTTGGCTAGTGTCTATCGTTTCCGATAGTCAGGAAAAAGGAAATAAGGAAAGGGGCAGGAGTCTCAGTCGTCAGAACTCTTGAGGTTAAATGGACTCCCACCCCTTCACTCATACTATGCTCCTGGTGATCCCCAGATCCCTAGTGGATCTGATACACCGAAGCTGTACCTCTCACGAGCTTTGTAGCGAACATTTCCGGTATCAAAGTCACCGTCCATGCTTGTTTCCAAAGCTACACGATTAAAGTGCTTCATTCCATTAGGAACGTCTGTCAGCAAGAACCATGCATCCGTATCAGTTAGATAATGGTTTACAACAGTTCCGCCAGGTACAACACCCATTGAACGCACAGCGTTCACGTCGTTGTCAGCAGTTCCAGGACGAAGCTCAGATTTCATCACCCGTGTCGCAACGAATTGCAGATCAGGTGGAATCACAAGTGTCTGTGGACGTGCAGCGATCATTAGACCACGCTCGTCTTTCCACTTGCCAATCTGAATAACAGCAGCCTCAAGAGAAGTCTCATTGAGGTCAACGGCAGTAGCTGGACGGTTAGAGTTCTTACCACCCGAAACGAGTGGGTGACCGTCACCGCCAGTTACACCATCACCAGATGCTGTGAAAAGGTTCACACCGTCACCGCCCTGGTAAGCAGCAGTAAATCCGTTGTTCAATGGAACAACAGCTTTAACCTGTTTGGTGTGGGCCATGGCACGAGCCAAAGCCTTAGTATAACGAGCCGACAGGGAATCATAAAGATTATCTTCCATAGCTTCTTCTGTAATAGCAAAGCCCATGGCGATAGTCTCATGGTTGTAACGAGCCGTGAAGCTCTCCTGTGCGGCGTCATATGAAATTGCGTCTCCCTCATCTTTGACGGGAGCAGCATCGAAACCCGAAAGTTTCACTTCTTCCTCAAAGGACCTGTCTGAGCTTTCTGTCTCGTAGATTTCACTATGCTCGTCATCATACCGTGCATATTCCATCCCAAACAAAGCATTAAGCCCAGGCAAAAGTTCTTTGAGCAGTTGTGCTCTTGAAATAGCCATTTATTTTACCTATACCCCAGTTGCAGTCATATACTGATGAGGACACTCATCGGTATCTTTAGCTGCATTAAATTTAACAATAACTTCTGGGTAGGCATCACTAGCTGTCGTTCCCTTCGGAGGCAGACTGTGAGGCCCATCCACGAAGTCAATAACACGAAGAGGCAATGTATTTGTAGTAGCTGGCGTTGAACCATCTAATGCATTCTTAGATGTTCCAATCGCTGTGCTACCAGCAGTCTGTACAACACCCGCATTAAGACCACGGTCTGTCGTATTCATTGCTTCGTCAGCTTGCATTTGTAAGAGGACCATAGGATCGTCAAGTACATAAGCCATCGCATCTGTTGCTGCATTTGATGCTGGCCATTGTTGACTAAACGTCTTTTGCCCACTTGTTGGGTCCGTATAGGAGCATCCCATAAAAACACCACAACTTGTTAAAGTGGCAGTTCCGGTGTCTTTAGCGACTGTACCGTCTGCTGCAATCTTAACAAAATCACCATAAAAAATAGCGGTTCCATAAGTGGTGATAATTGGTAAATTGCGAGTCTTGCCCGTAAACGAGCCTGACGCACTCAATGTACCAACAGGTCTGGCTCCATACGGTGAGGCTCCATCCGTAGTACTAGCCATAATAATTTCCTTTAATTAGTTCATAACGTCTACTAGCTTCCGCCACCAAACGCTACACGAGTTTTACGATTTGGCTTGAGAACTGGCATCCGAGGATCGTTCTCACGCATATAGTTGTTATCGACAGCTTGCATCTGTGACTCAGCATGATTGCGGAAATATGCATTTCTTTTATCTACCGACTCCTGTGGTGCTTTGCAGAGTAATAAGCCACCGACTTCAATTCCACCTTTATCGGCCCATTCAGACTTATGATCACTCATAATTTGTAATTCTGGGTGATCTTCAGCCCTTACAGGCTCCCATCCTTCACGAAATTTCTTAGAAACATTCGTGTTGTCGGCTGTACCGACCATAGATGTTCTTACCCATCTAAATACCCAACCGTCCTGTGGAGTAGGGTCGGGTAATATTGACGCAGGTTCCCAACTTTGAGGTCGGGTTTCATTTTCTCGTGATTCTAGTTCACGTTTTTTTGGTGCATTACGTTCATTAGCCATTAGTTTTGCTCCTTCATTAGTTGCGTCGCATATTGTTGCGGCGTTAGGCCCAATCGCTTTGAAAGCCGTACCTGCGTCTCAGATAATATTACTTTGCGTGGCGTGGCTCCAGTATTTCTGGATGCCGGTGCGACCACGGGGTTCGCCCTGCGGCGTTGTCCGGTATCAACTTCGACGGTTCCACCTGTGGAATATTGTTCTTGCGTCGTATTGCCACCGAACTGCGTAGGAAAAACTTCTTTCATACGTTTGTCTATTCTAGCATAATACTCGTCCGTATCGGGGTCAACACCCTCGTCGCTAGTAATTACCTCATGCACACCATAAGCAAAGCTCGTCATCTCCTTATCATTACCAAACCAAGGGTTCTGCTTTTGCCATTCTAGTGCCCTTGGGTCTGGTTCAGGTACGGCTGGAGCCTCTGGGGATGCAGCTTCAGTTGTCTGAAGACCTCTTTGCCAGTTTTCGACGATCTTCTGTCCATAACTAGGTGCATAGGCTTCTGCAAGCTGTGCCTGTGTCAGATCTTTCTGGGCTTGTGCCATTAGATCTACATCCCCAGACTCATGTGCCTTCTTATAGTTTTCTTCAGCCATCTTTACGGCTGCGGTAGCACGACCTGTAGATTGTTCACCTAAAGCCTTTTGAGACTGTTGCACTAGGTCTATAAGATGCTGGTTTTCTGCCTTAAGCTTTGTTGCAAAGCCTACCGCTTCGTCCGCCAGCCTGGTTGCTTCTACTTTTTCCTTTTCTTCTGCCCGGAAACGAGCAGTCGCCTTATTAATTCTCTTTTGTACCTTATCACTGTACTGTGTTAGCTCTTTATCGTGGCCTGAGTCCGTTTCAGAGGTAACGGGTCCATCGGATACCACCTCAACCTCAAAACTATCGCCCTGACCAGTAGTTTCCTGCGGTTCTGGGGGTTCTATTGTAGTTTTTACACCCAAAAACTTGTCTTCTTCGCTCATTCTTCCAGTTTCGTCACTCATTATGCTCTCTCCACGCCTCTAGGGTCTTCAACAACCGCTTCAACCGTATCATCGTTGATCAAGCGGAACTCTTTACCTTGAATTTTGATTCTTGTGCCACTAAATGCCCGAAAAAGCACCCAATCACCCTCTTGGCAGTAGGGTCCAGTGGGAAATCGGCCATAATTAGCATAAGCATCGGGTCCCATGCTCAAAACGTAGCCTACAACAGTAGAAATTGACTCTTCGTGCATGGATTGGGAGGATTTTATGATACCTCCGTCTGTTTTTTCCTCTATTTCGGGCAATGCAATCAGCAATTTGTAGCCTTTAGGCTCTGGTAGCTGTGATGCTTTGCGAGGAGAGTCCTCTGGTGGGGATATTTCTTCTTCTTCTAGCTTTGTTGCGAGTTCAGCCATATCGACCTCTCGTTAAATTGTTGCGTCCATAGCGGACGTTGCTTCCTACCGACTAATCTTCTATCAAATTAGCTTCTAAGTCCAATATTTCTCGCTCAGACCAAGCCAAGCCTTCAATAATTCCTGTTACCTTGCGGTATTCTTCCATATCCTTGGCCGAACCTAGTGCTAAATGGTCGGCTAACTGATTCATTTGCTCCCTAATCTTCTTTTTAAGGAGTCCTAAAACACTTTCAGCCATTTATCCTCCCTGTTATTCTCCCTTATTTTGCTCTATAGCGTACTTATAGCCATCTACTTCCTGTTCTACGTCAAATTTCTCAGCCTCTAAAGCCAATTCCGCCTCATCTATACGCTCTTTGCTCAGTAGCTTCTCACGTTCAAGCTCTAATTTCTGCATATCAAGATCCAACTTGGCCATTCTTTCCTGTGCATCAGCAGACAGCTTCTGTTGTTCAACCTGTTGCTTGGCTGTATCCGCTTGTTGGCGTCTTTGTGCATCCATTTCCTGTATTGCAAGTTCACGCTGTCTCATTTGGACAATCGGATCTTGTTGTTGTTCTGCAAATTTCTCCGCTTGAGCCTGTTGCTGCTTCTTACCCATCATCTGATCGGCCGCATCAGCAATTAATGTACTTAATCTCTTCTCAAGATCTGGCGGTAGCTGTTCTTCTTGAGGCGGTAGTGTAATTCCAAGCTCTTCTTCTATCTGTCTACGGAATACAAATGCCAAGTGTTCACGCACGTGTGCATCTAGGGCACCGCTTACTGCACCACCTGCAGGACTGTTCTGAACTTCTTGTGCAAGTTGCGGATCATTCTTAAGTGCCATGTGAACACGCATATGTGCATCATGGTCTTGGTACTCAAACGCCTTAACAGGCGAGAGGATAAGCATATCCTGATTTTCTGTAACTGGATCTTTCGGCTGTACTTCTTCTTGAATCGGTACAACCTGATCTGCATTTGGTATTCCGATCAAATTCATCATCTGACGATGCAACAGTGGCATATCGTAGAGATTCGGAGATTGTTGGGCTAGTTGCAGTGCTGCTTGATACTGCATAATCCTTTGTGCCATGGTACTAGCATTAGGATCTGATACTGGAACAACATCAATACGGTCATCGAAGTCTTCTAGCTTGATTCCTTCGCCTTCATCTGTTTCATAAGGGTAATCAGGCTCCGTGTAATCCCGAACCAGTGTGGCAAGAATTTTATATTCCTGCTTCAGGCTTGCGTGTATCCTAGCTTGAATTGCAGACTGCACTTTCATAGCACGTTCCATAATTGCAAGAGTAGTCCCTACAGGAGCCTCTTGATTCATGTCTGCTATTTTAAGGTCAGCCATCGATGCAAAGCGTCGGCCTTCTTCGACAATATTGCCTAATAGCTGGTAAAGGACGCCACTAGGTTCTTTATAAGGAAGGAAGGTGATGTTATCACGAATAGCCCCACCAGGGACATCCACGTCCCTAAACTCTCCTGGCATGATGGGCGTATCGTCGCCCTTAATTCTGAGTCCACGAGTTTTTAACCCCCCTGGCAAATTAGAAAGCGTTCCTGCATCAACCAACTGTCGAAGCAGACTTGTAGCAGATTTTGCCAATCCGCCAATCATATGTATTAATCCAAGATTATAAAATCCGATTCCAGGTACGTATCCGTAATGAACGAAGTGTTGTTTTTTGATTCTATTTGGATCGTCCTCGGACCAGTTTCTATAAATCGACAAGATCTCACTGCTACTCTTGTCGATAGTAATTACGTAGGGAAGTGCCACACCATTCTCATCTTCAAACCCTGGGAGGTCCACATCGACGTGCATCTCCAAAAGCTGGTGGCGTTCTTCTTTTTCAAAGGACGGCTGTACACCGCCAATATCATTAAACTTATCAGTGATTGGATTATCTTCGATATAACTAGCAGTAAGTTCTATATCACGATAAAAACCACTGACTTGTAACTTTCTAATTTGATTTGTACTACGATTCATCACATGAGTATATCTTTCTGCCTGTTCCAAATCAGATTCATTATAAGCAACTACAAAATCTTCTGCAGGTACAAACATAGAGGTAGGTCTGCCCAGAGACGGATCAAAGTAAACCTTCCTGAATGCAGACCCTGCAAGGGGAAGGCTAAATAGGAGCTTCTCTGTTTCAGAGCGATATTCCGTCATCACTTCGAGAAGCTGGTAGTTTAGGTATTCCTGAACTCGCTTGGCCTGTTCTTGTCTCTCAGGTGTGAACTTACCCCAGACGTGGGTTTTCACTGGACCCTGTGCAGGTATAATTTCTTGAATTGTTTGACTCTGGAACCTGACCACTGCTTCGGATAGCATCGGATGGAATACACCACAGGCTCCTGCCCACGGTGTAGTTCGATCTTCAATTTCCAAACCTAGTTGGTCTAGTCCTTGTTCGTAGGTTTGTTCCCAGTCAGATCTACTACTTCTATCGGAATCAAATTTTCCTACAAGATCTACGGCAAGAGTACGCAACTCATTATCTTCGATAGCTTCCGCAAGATTAGAATCAAAAGATACAGCACCACCCATCATCATCATCATGGGATCAAAATCAACGACCATGCTGCCGTCGTCCATTTCTGTAAGTAAGGTATCCCCTGCGGGTTCTTCCTCTTGCTCTACCACCATCAAACCTTCGGGACTCATTTCAAAATCATCTTGAGTCAAAATAGCTTCGAGCGACTTGTCTATGGCCATAGACTAATCCTTTGCAAAGTATAAAACGATCATGAAATTATAACATTAACCTAGAGGGAATCAATAGTAGTCTGCTTTTCGATGTGCCAAAAAGTCATCCATAGGCTCGTCACTACCTATAGAGATAAAGCCTCCCTGTCTAAATCGCAACAATGCTTGGGTGGCTGAGTCAACCAGGTCATCATGGTCTCCAGTAGGAAATGCAGCAAATTCTTCTATCACTAACTCTGCCCATCTCGTAGGAGGTGCCCATACATGACCTGAGGAAAATAAATCTGACACGGCATTTACCCTGGCTATTTTATCTTTACCCCTGCTAGGTACGTACTCACCCACGGGTATACCCATACGACGCAATTCAAATATCAATGGAGTTCCTGCAGCCTTGGCCTCAACAATAAAAGCATCAGGCTCGTATTCTTTATACATCTCGTAGGCCCGTACCTTGAGATCTGGAAACTCCAGTCGCTGTTGTAATGCATCCAGTAAGATAATATTGGATACGCCATCCTCATCTGTAAAAACACCCCAGGTAGTACACGCACTGTAGTCAGCAGTTTCTTTTGCTAGGAATGCAGTGTCCCAGGATTGAATCACAAAATCACAAACTGGTGGATTTTTTCCCGTCCACTCCTGCCACCACTCCCTTTTGATAATTGCGGATTCTTCGGATGCGGGATCTTGCTGGTACTGGGCACTCCACTTGCCCACAGGTAGTTCGGCCTTTAGGGACTCAAGTTGCTCTATCGGCCAGAAACCAGGCCAAAGGGATTTACCACTAGGAAGTATTGCAGGAAATTCGATTACCTCCCACTCATCACTTCCACCTCTTTCTATAGATGCTTTTAAAATGCTTCCCGTTAAATCCTTTTTTGACCAACGGGTCATCACTAGGCATATGGCACCCCCAGGCTGTAGCCTCTGACGAGGACCCGAAGTATACCACTCATATGTTTTATCATATACCGAAGGATCATTTAGTGCGGCTTCCTGCTCAGAGTGCGGGTCATCGACAATGAGAATATCTGCACCCTTACCTGTTACAGCACCACCCACACCAATAGCAAAGTAGTCTCCATCTTTATTGGTGTTCCATCTTCCTGCAGCTTTCGAGTCTGTACTCAAAGACACCTCTGGGAATATCTTCTGATAATCCGAAGAACCTACCAAGTTACGAACTTTACGACCAAAGCCTACTGCAAGTTCTGCAGTATGTGCCGTCTGAATAACCTTGCGATCTGGAAATCTACCCAAATACCATGCAGGAAAAAGATGTGATGCAAATTCTGATTTCGTATGACGAGGAGGCATATTTACAATTAGCCTTTTCAGGGACCCCTCTGCGATTCTATTAAACGCATCTGCCATAACCCGATGGTGACTACCCTCAATAAAAGCTGGCCAGACCTCTCTAACAAAATCCATGAAGTCTTTCTGTGCAGCTACACGAGATCGAGAGGTTTCGATGTTATTAAGTAACGCAACAAACTTTCGTCGTTCTTCTGGAGGAAGTAAATCAATATTTGATATCACGCTCTTTGGGTCCATAATCACCTCGGATCAGGGCACAAATAAGAAATTACAGAGTCTTGATGCCCGTTCACTTTCAAAAATGCTTTATATGTCACTGCTGGAAGATAATCAATTCCAAACTCAAGTAGCTCCTCTTCTTCTTCTGTAAGCTCACACTCAGGATCATCAAGCACAGCCTGTGCGTATAATGGCCAAGCAATTATACTCAAACAATCCTCCTGGTCCAAGTCGGCAGCCTCAAACCAGAATGTGGCACGCTTGGAGCCAAGCCAGACCACAGAGGCAATAAAATCACTACGGGTAGTAGCTTGTTTATTACGAGGAACACGGTATCGTGTCAAAGCATGGTGCCCACTCTGACCCCTGTCCTTGATATCCTTTATGCTTTTGTATACAAGGGAGCTTGCAAGACGAAGGTAGAGCTTTCTATCGTAGTCATAAAATACACTAATATTCTCCAAGCGAACTCTCCAAAGAGAAAAGCCGGTTATATATATATATAATATATACTACTAGTTAACTAGTAAATCCAGTACTAGATAATATCTAATTTAAAAGAATACTAGATAACTAAGTTAGATATTAAGTAGGGACGCCCACTAGGGTAATGAATTGGCTAGGGACCCCTATCGGGGTTGGGCACAAATTTAAAATGAAAGTATCGGATGTGCAAAAGACTGTTTCTGTCTTTCACCGACCTTGCTCTGTTTCAGGGGGGGGACTACCCCACTGGGGTAAAAACAAACCCACCTACCTGTATAGTTCTTCTCTCTCGATGATGTCCAAATAGACTAGGATTCACAACGTCAAGAGTAACTAGGTGATTAAAAACTATCACCAAGATACTCTAAGAGGTTGATGAAACCCAGTGCTATGTGAACATAATAGAGAGTGAAGGGAACGACGACGACTCTCATAATCTCAATCGAAGGAAAATAAAGATGGAATTTCCAATTTACTACGTCATCCTCGACACAATGCTACTGCTCCACTCTGCCTTTGGTGTCTTCCTTATTGCCCTGTGGCACGCTTGCATACTTATCCTTGCATACTGCTGGGGTGCCAACAAGATCATGAAGGAGTGGATAGCGGAGAACGAGAGAATGTGGCCTGATGATGACGAAGGAGGTGAGTAATGGGTAAGGTATTAGTACTGTTGTTGATTCTCCAAATTGTAGCTTGGGTACTTTATTGGGAGAACATTTGGGCTAAGGTATAACAACACTGGGAGATCAACTTCGGGAATTTCCAATACCACTACACTATGACGGCAACTTAAGAGCCGACTGGTACGGGATGAACCTGAAGATGATCTCCCTTTTAGTTTGATCGAGCAACATTGACAATCTTTTATACCCTACGGGCATTCCAAGATTGTCATCCAGGTCGAGGGAACGTGTATCCTCTCTCTCTCTCTGATATTGAAATATACTACGAACCACAACGTCAAAGAGTAACTAAGTGATGAAAAGAAAAAGCCATCACTAAGATACTTATGAGGTTGTAGCACGTAGTACATTATCAACATCAGCGAGATCGGGAGTTACGAAAAGACTCGCTATCATCGGACAGAAAGGAGAACTTATGTCCAAGAAACAAAAGCAGGAAACGATTGAGGAACAGTCCCACCGTTGGGATAAACACATCAGTCTAGTGGAAAAGCGTACAGCGTCCAGGACAAATGTGGCAACGATGGGCGACGCTTCGGCTAAACTTGCTGAAGGAAGAGCCAGTTCCGAGGGTGCGAAGAACGACCTGACAAATGCTGTTATCCAGTTGATTGTCGTGGCTAGTCAAATCTTCGAGGAGTTTGGGGCCATCGAGCCTGTTAGAAGATTCCTCTCTCGTGTCCACAATGCGTCCTATAACAAGGCGTACCATGCGATGAATGTCAGGCTGAAGAAGATGAAGGAGAACTTCTTTGAAGATCCTGACTACTACCCAGATCCTACCCTCCGAGCAGATGGTGAGAGCCATAAGGAGGATGGTCAATGGCGTGGTGAGGCAACTCGCAACATCCGTAACCAGAGACCTGCCTATGAGTGGTTCTTGGGAGCACTGCACGCTGACTCTAAGGCAACACTACAGTGGGCAGTACCTAGAAGATCCTCTGGCAACCTTGCTAAAGGAATCCCAGACACCTACCAGACAGCTTCACTGGCAGAACGTGTCACCAACTGGAAGTTAACCTTTGAGAAATACCTACTAGCTCTGGAGAATCAGTCGATGGTGTACGTCGGGAGTGATCCTAATGCAGAACCTAGGCTTTACTATCCGATGCCTAAAGGTGCTAAGATTGATAAGGATGACGAAGGCAATGAGTACTACCATCTTGTCTTGCAGAAGGATCAGGGAGAGAAAAAGCAGACGAAACTACTGCGTGAACAGTGGACGTTGAAGCGATACCATGACTACCTACAGGAGTTTGCCTATATGCCTGGGTATCTCTCGGTGCTTGGTAAATTCTGGGACTCTTCCGTAGAGAATGAACTCCCAGATGAGAGTGAGATTGGAAAGTGCAAGATAGGGAAGCCTATCAGTAATTAAACATATGAGCCTATGAGGAGGCTATGATGAATCTGGGGGACCGACCTAGCGATAACTGGGTTGGTCTCCCTTTTTTTTGATCGCTTTTTTATGGAGCTTCGCCCTATTTTTTTTAAAGCGTCCCCTCGGAGCTTCCACTCCCCGAAACCACACCTCCCTCGCCCTATTTATTTAACAGCAGTCCACCCCACCAAAGCAACAGCAACGGAGCTTCGCCCTATGTTAAGCCACCACCCAGCTTCTTCGCCCCCGTAAAAAGCAAAAGCACGCCCGCCCGATGGCGATAGGTTGCGAAATCGTGGTAAATTACCATGGTTTTGTGACTAGGCCCACCGATGGCGAAAGGTTGGCTGTTGGTATGACTAGTGTTACTCAGAGATCGTGGTAAATTACCATGCTTGGACCCCCAGCTAACCTTTACCCTAGTTTATTACACTGCTATCACCAAAGAATGCACTGAGTTTTTCTACCAACTCCTTCTCTAATTCTTCTGGTGATCTGTTCTCCACTGTGACGTGAGTGCTGTCGTCAAACAGCTTGCCCTTCTTACCTAGCAGTTCCAATGCCCTGACTCTAGCGGATGCAGGATTGTCTTCATCTAGTATGACTGCTTGCAATCTTTCTATAACCCAGTCGTTGCCTAGCTTTTCGTGTGCCTTGATAGCTGTCCTGTCTTGTGCTTTCAGTGCTTGGATAGCTTCTCTTATATGTTCTTGGTTGGCTAGTCGTGATGATGCATTGCGTATGGATCGGTCCGACATAGTGTCGGTGTTGTATGCTTTTCTATAGGCATCAGTGTACTTGTCACCCGATGCTACAAACCCAGCGAACGCAGATTGTTTCGGTGTCATACTCTTAGTGTTACTCATGACTACTAGTTTAGTATGACGAACCAGTATGGTCAATAACGTATAGCAGAGTGACCACTGGTGTTTGATACTATAATAATTTTCCGTTAGATTTATAGTATGGAAATCTGCAGAGGTACTGCATAGAAAATCGTGGTAATTTACCATGATTTCCTAACGATTCCACAACTAATGACAAGGAGTTTTACATATGAGTTTTGCCAGGATGCGACGCCTGAATCCTTGGCGTAATCCTGACCTGTTTGCTATCGTACCTGTATGGTTCAAGCACAACCATCCCACTGAGTACGATAGGATCATGGCTTCCAAATCTATTGGGCAATGTATTTCTAGGCTCAAGAGATTTGAGGACAAGTATGGCGATGGTTTGGGTGGTGATTCACTACCCTTTCCTATCGTTGATCCACGGGTCAGTAAGACTAGAGATGTGCGAACCGATCTCAAAACCACTAGCGACTACAGCTACAATCGTGTAGATCCCAAGTACTTTGAGTCACGTGCGACTGTCGAGGGTCGTGGGGTTAAGTCTATTGACAACCCACATGAGCCACCATCGGTAACTGAACCGACGCCTTATGTCCCCAAGCCAAGACCTACCACGTGTGTCACGTGTGGCAAGGATCATGTTGGGCATGGCTTCAATGCCACAGAGCATGGTGAGTTTGTCAGTGCTGTTGGAGAGTTTGGCTGTACGATTTAAGAACGTGGTAATTTACCATGATTTATTAATTCTAACTGGAGAAAATTATTATGACTGACCAGGATTTTGATCTTGCTCTTCAAGAATATGAGGAGATGTTGGATAGTACACCTGTCTCAGCAGAGGCAATCATTAAAGTACATGAAAATTTACCCAAGCTAGTGGCGAACATGATAGACGACACTCAGCCAACAGTAAAAATAAAAGGAACCGAAGCTGAAGATAAGTTGTTGGAGTGGACAGGTCAGCAAAGGAGATAGCGTTAGTAGAGTGGTATTCTTTTAGATAGGAGGGAGTATGAGTAAGCTAGACTGGAGTGGATGGAAGGTGGTGGGTCATGTTCCAGTAGACTCAGGACAACTGATGATCACCGATCCATGTTACCTGAGAGACTGGGAAGATAATGATTTTGTAAGCATAAGGATTTATGAAAAGTCTGATGATCCTAGTGTCACTCTGCAATGGACTGTGGACTTCACTGGATACGATCAGGTTATCAAGCCTTATGACAAGACTATGAACGACCTTATAGCAGAAGGAATCTTTGTATCAAGGGAAGACACGAGACCCATTGATTCATTCTCTTATGATTCAGCCTGTCGTAGAACCATACGAGATGGTGCTGGCCAGGTGACCCAGTTGGCTGTTGCGACTAGTATTGGGTGGGGGGATGGATGCTACCCTGTGTACGCCAAGGTTAGAGAGGGGCGTGTCATGCAGTTACGAATAGACTTTAATTAGGAGGGAGTATGAATGACAACGAGACCAAGGAAGAACAGGGGAAA